AGTCACTGCTCACTACTACACGGATACTCAATTGGTATCAAACTAATCTTTGAATGCGATACACTAGACGAAAAGAACTGGGGTATGGACTTTGGAGGACTCAAAGAATTTAAGGCGTGGGCAGACTATATGTTTGATCATACTACAGTAATTGCCGAAGACGATCCGTTGCTAGATCGATTCAAAGCTATGGCAGGCTGGAGTTCAAATCCAGAACACGATGGCAATCCAGATCGTGTACAAACAGAACCCTATCGTAGATCAGGGGTGTGCGACCTGCGTATTGTACCTGGAGTAGGTTGCGAACTGTTTGCCAAAATGTGCTATGACAAAATGGCAGACTTGCTAGTAAATGGCAACCATCGTTATCCCTTAAACCCAACAGTAAGAATTAAATCAGTTGAAGTATTTGAACATGCTGGTAATTCAGCTACGTACGAAGGTTAAGTATTTTTGGCGCCTTTGGGCCAAGGCGTTGGGTGAGAAAGCAGGCAATACGGACAAAGAATCGGACCGAATTGCTTGCATTCGTACCTTAATTGTGTTATCATATGTACTTACAAACATTTTTATAATCTTAGGCGTCATAAGGCATTGGTAATGAAACGTATAGGCTTCGCATGTAAATGGATTGACCACCCTCATCAGGTCGATGGTATTGGCAAAGATGACGATGCCAAACAATACAACACTGGCACAACTACTATTTCTTGGTTAAATAAACAATCAAGAGATGTAGCGGAGCAAAGATTATGGGACCTAATGGTAGGCAATATCGAAGCAACAAGGCGGCTAGTTGAACGTGTCAGCACCCTTGATGCTCCTCTTCGGATGGTTAGGATTAGCAGTGACATTTTGCCTGCTTATACTCACGACGACTTTGCTGATTATTGGCGGCAACCTGACGTTGTATCATACGCCGAAACCCACTTTAAGAGAGTGGGCGACATTGCTCGCAATAACAATATTCGATTGTCTATGCATCCTGGCCAGTTTACAGTTCTGGCAAGTGACAACCCAGGCATTGTCGAACGGTCGATAGCGGAGTTCGAATATCATGCGGATATGGCACGTTGGATGGGTTACGGCAAGTCCTTCCAGGATTTCAAGATCAACGTCCACATCTCGGGTAAACAAGGTCCAGAAGGTATCCGCCGTGCGTACCAACGACTATCGCCAGAAGCAAGAAACTGTATTACTATCGAAAACGAAGAAAACTCATGGGGGTTAAATGACTGTCTCACTCTTACAGATACTATTCCTATCGTTCTTGACGTGCATCATCATTGGATTCGTGAGGGAGAGTACATTCAGCCTGGAGACGACCGTGTTAAGCGAGTTGTTGACAGTTGGCGTGGTCTTCGCCCTACTATGCACTATAGCGTATCTCGCGAAGACTATCTCGTGGACCATGACAGGACTACCGCACCTGTTCATGCCCAACTTATTCTAGACGGATACAAAAAGCAAAAGCTCAGAGCACATTCTGACTTCTATTGGAATAGTGCGGTCAATGAATGGGCTTTGAGCTTTTTAGACTCGCACGATATTATGTGCGAAAGCAAGGGCAAGAATCTAGCCAGCTTTGCTCTATACGAGCAGGCTAAACAACTTACTCTGCTTTAGGCTTGCGTGGAGCACGTGGCTTTTTAGTTTTAGCTTCTGGCTTATAATCAGGATGTTCTTCGATTAATTGCTTAGTTGTTTTAACTTTCTTAGCCGCGGGCTTTTTCTTAGCAGGAACTGGTGCTACATCGATTTGCCCAGCGCCTTCAACTACTAACGTAGCTGGCGGCTCACCTATTGCAACAGGGGTTTCTACCTTGTAAGGTGCAACTGGGTCTTCCTTCTTTTTAAAGAAACTTTTGATAAATTTAATCATAGTGTTTTATCCTCCATGATATTTATACCGAATAAATACACTATGTACAATTTTATACGCCACATTACACTTAACGAAGGTAAGACTCCTAAAACTTTAGTCCAAACAAAGTTGCCCTATGCTCGCGATGATTTAGAGCCTAGTCTTAGCGAAGATACCATAGATTATCATTACGGTAAATTGTACAAAGCCTATGTGGATCGCTTTAATAAAGGCGAAGGCGATGCTGATTTTAATGAAGCAGGTGCCTTTTTACACGACATTTATTTTACACAATTTCAAGCACCCGCAGGTGCTAACAAGCCAGATGGATCTGCTAGCGAATTTATTACCAAGCACTTTAAAACTTTTGATAACTTTAAAGATAAATTTCAAAAAGAAGCTATGGCAGTGCAAGGTAGTGGATGGGTTTATTTGTCGCATAGAGGCGAAATTAAAACAATTAAGAACCACGAAATTAAGATGGATATTGTCTTGTTAATTGACTGGTGGGAGCATGCCTGGGCGCTGGATTATCAAGCAGACAAGAAAGGCTATCTAGCTAATCAATGGCGAATAATGAACTGGAACCTTATTGGTTCTAGAATTGGTCTAGTGTCTTAAGACTACTAACTGGCATATCCCAAACTCGCCGAGCTTCTACGCCTTTACTCTGGGCAAACTTCTTAGCATCACAATTACCGCATACATGGTAATAATTATTATCTAAACGCTTAGGGTCTATATCACCCTTATCACGTTTAAAAATTCCCTGGCAACAGTCGCAACGAAAGATCACAATACGTTTTTTTCTAAAGTAACTGTGGTAATTACCTTTTTTACTTGTACGTATGTGTTGAGTTTGTTGATATTCCATGCCCAAGTACATACACTTATTTACATTAAGATTATAAAAAGCATTTGATAAATATCATATCGAGGGCTATAAGTGTGATTACAATTACAGATTCAGCAAAAACAAAGATCAAAGATATCCTTTACGAAGAAGGAAACCCCAATTTAGCACTACGTACATTTGTCCAAGGCGGTGGATGTGCAGGTTTCAGCTATGGATTTACACTAGATGAAGTAGCAAACGAAGACGATTTTGAAATTCCACTAGATGAATTTAAACTACTTGTGGATGCCATGAGTATGACGTATCTAGATGGTGCAGTGATAGATTATAAAGAAGAGCTAATGGGTAGCAATTTTACTATAAAGAATCCTAACGCAACAAACACATGCGGCTGCGGAAGCAGTTTCGGAGTATAAAAGATGACACAACAAATTATTGATATTGGTATACAAGGTAATGACGGAACTGGCGACAGTATCCGTGAATCGTTTAATAAAGTTAATGCTAACTTTAACGAATTGTATGCTGTATTTGGAGTTGGCGGATTTATTAAATTTGGCAACTTAGCAGATGCTCCAGGTACTACAGGATTTACAATTACTACTGCAAGTGCTAATGGCACACAGGCTACTTTGTATTTTACCAATCCAAATCCAGGACTTGGGTTGCCTTATAACATTGGTCAAAATATTGTTATTACAGGTTGCGTTCCAACAGGATATAACGGAACTTATACAGTTGCGTCTGCTACAACTACTAGTGTAACATTCAATAGTACTACAACCGGAACGCTAACAACTAATGGCAAAATTGCTGGTACAAGTTATAGTGCTAACCAAATTATTATGGCCAGCACAACTGGTAATAGTCTTACTGCTCGTAATCTTGTTGCTGGTAACGGTATTACTATTGATACTTCTAGCAATCAGCAAGTTAAAATTATCAGTACTGCCGCAGGTCTTATTGCAGATCCTGCTCCAAGTATGGGTGCGCCAATCAATGCAAACTTGTTTACTATCGGTCGTTTAGCTGATCCAAGCGCGGCTTTAGTGGCAACATTCAATGCTGTTTATGCTAGTCAAGGTATTAGCACAACACTAGGGCAGTTGCCAGTTACAGTTAACTATGCTAATAATAATTACCTACAGACTATTAATGGTCAAATAGCTGGTGCATTACGTGTACGTGCAATGCCAACTACTGCACAAACAACAGATCCAGATTACAATGCTAGTTTGTCTGGTAACTATGTAGCTACAGAAGCGGTACAGCGTCAACATGTTGTATTGCGTGACGGCGACTCAATGACTGGAGTATTAGAGCTAAGTGATCACCCAGGTAGCATGAGCGGATTTGGCATTAGAAACGGGTCAGATGACTTGCAGGCCGCAACAAAATTTTATGTTGATAACAATACTCATTATAGTAGTACAAATTTATATGTTAGCACAGGCGGTGATGACACACAAAAGAACACACCGTTAGGTCGTAATGGCCGTGCTCCTCAGTATGCTTACAAGACTATTGGTGCGGCACTATTGCAAGCACAAAATATTATTAGTACAGCATTTACAGAACCTGGACCATATCGCCAAACTATTGCGTATACTATTGGCCCAACACAGTACAAGAGTCAAATTACTAGTGTAACATTTACTGGTGGCAATTCTGCACTGCAAGAATATTCAGATGCGGCTAGTTTGTTAGAATCAAACAAAACATTCATCCAAGCTGAGACTATTGCCTATTTGAATCAAAAATATGTTAATAGTTTTACATTTGACCAAACTCGTTATACAAATATTTTTGAAAATATTATTAACGGTATTGGTTACGACCTTGCCTTAGGAACAAATTTTAACAGTACAACACAGGCTAGTATATTGTTCGACAGCTACAACAGTGATGTAAGTAGTGCTGTTGCTCAAATTACTACAGCTTTAAATTATTTGCAATCCGAAGTCACTGCATATTCGTATAGTACAGCTAACTTACAAACCTATATAGGCAAAGTTATTAATGCTGTATGTTATGATTTAGAACTAGGTAGTAATTTCCAAAGTATTCAAGTTGCCTTGGCGTTCAAATATGCCAACACTGGATTGAGTACTAGTGCAACTCCTATTAATCAAGCAGTTACAGCTACAACGGGGTTAGCTAGTTGTACAATCGGTTCTATTGTCGGAACAACTTTAACAGTAGCTGGTACAGTAACTGGTACATTTACTGTAGGTATGGTCATCACTGGTACTGGAGTTTCTGGTATTGTTACTATTACAGGATTTGGAACTGCTACTGGCGGCGTCGGTACATATACCATAAGCAATCCTGGAAGTGTAAGTGTAACTTCTACTCAACAAAATCCAGTTACATTAACAGGTACAAGCAATAGAATTACAGTAGCAAGTACACTAGGCATGGTAGTTGGAAATCCTATCGTATTCAGTGGAACAAGTTTTGGTAATATTATTCCTGGATACACTTATTACATTATTAGTATTATTGACAGCGCAACTATTCAAGTTAGCAGTCAGCCTAATGGAACTGTATTAGGTCTAACAACTGCTACGGGTAATATGGAAGCTAATACTAGCGGCCCTAGCGAAATTGCTGGTGTATTATCTAATCTAGCATCAGTAATCAACTCAACTGCCACCGGTGCAATAGCCAGCACAACTATTCAAGCTAAGGTTACAAATATTATTAACAATATTAGTAATCAAATTGTAACTGGTATTGTGCCTACGCCTACATTCCCTGGAATTTCAGGAACTACTACCGCAGGTCAAACAAGTGCTGTAACTTTATTATTAGATAATATTCCGTTTATTCAAGCTGAAATTGTAGCTTATTTGCTAGCAAATTATCCTACACTAACTTATAATCAAGTAACTTGCCAACGAGATGTAAAATATATCATATGGGCATTGTGTTATGATATAATGTATGGCGGTAATACACAAAGTGTTTATGCTGGCTTACAATACTGGATAAACAGCACTTATCAAATTCAAAGCTATGAGCAAGCTGGCACAGTATCTGCAATTGGTTATATTAATACTTTAGCACAAGCTATTATTAATAATAATGCTCCTGCTACTTTATATCAAACTGGTGTTATTCAATATGCAAACAGTACACTATCAGGTGGAAGTGTTGCAAGCACTAGCATTAGTACCAACGTTGGAACTATACAAGGAATTGTTAATAGCTCAAGTCAGCCAAGTCCGTCTGTCAGTTCTATAACTGCAACTAGCGGAGTAAGTACATCGTTGACTACTGTGGCTAGTCAGATACAAGCATTGGCAACTACATTAGAGTCTGGTTCAGTTACGTATGTAAATAACAATTATCCAATTATCAACAGTAGTATTCAACAATCTACTATTACTACGTTAATCAATACCATTTTTAATCTAATTAAAAATGGTATCAGTAGTCGTACTACACCAACATTCACAAACCCAAGTGGTTTGAGTAGTAGTGCTGGTCATGCTCAAGCCGCAATTTTAGCTAACATACCATTTATCACTGCTGAAACAAATGCTTGGATGACTGTAAATTATCCAAGCGTAAGTTATAGTACAACTAGTAGCACAAGGGATTTAACCTATGTTCTAGAAGCTATTGCATACGATATCACTTACGGTGGTAATAGTGCAACTGTTCAAGCAGCCAATCAATATATTGCCAACAATGTTAGTCAACTAGCAAGCAATCATATAACAGCTTGTGTAGCAGGATTAGGTCATGCATTAAACGTAACAACTTCTGTTATTAGTAATAGTACTGTTACTCCAACGATTGGAAATTATATTGCTACTACTGGTGCTAGTGGTAGTGGTACAGTTGCAACATTAACATTTGCTACTCAAACATCTGCTCCTTATGCAGTTGGATCTGTTATCACTGTACAAGGAATGACACCTACTGGTTATAATGGTT